TGGCTCAGGCATGTAGATGTCATAGGCCCCAGATTGGCTGGAACCTTTTGTTGGCATAATGAAACCATTATTGAGAGACTGGATTCGCATATTCGGTCTACTTCTGGTGTTGGTTCGCAGATTGTATCTACAGGGGTTTCAAATCATTATGAGCGAGCAAGAGCAGAGTACTGATCTGGGGCCTAAGAAGCTCACCAACTGGGCGAATCCTCCGTCGCTGCTGGCGCTGAAGCAGGACATGCAGGATGCCAAGCCGATCCACGATGCCCAGGTATCCCAGATCAACACCTGGCTGGACAACCTGAATGTGACGGGTGCGGCCAAGATCCAAACCCAGGCAGGCAACTCATCGATCGTCCCGAAGTTGATTCGGAAGCAGGCCGAATGGCGGTATGCAGCACTGAGTGAACCCTTCCTCAGTACGCCCGACATCTTCAAGGTCAAGCCGAAGACCTGGGAAGACCGGGAATCGGCTCAACAGAACCAGCTACTGCTGAACCACCAGTTCAATTCGTCGATCGACAAGGTGAGATTCATCGACGAGTACGTCCGTGCAGCCGTCGATGAAGGCACGGTGATCGTCAAGGTGGGCTGGGAGTTCGAAGAAGAGGAGTACGAGTGGGTTGGTCCGCACGTTCAGTTCGTCGTGAACCCTGAACTGGCTCCGTTGCATGAGCAACTAGCCCAGATGAAGGAAGAATCCCCGAGCCAGTACGCCACGGATGTGCCGGAAGAGCTCAAGGAAGCCCACGATCTGAGTGTTGAGCGGGGCGTTCCCGTCGAGCCACGGATCATTGGGCAGAAAACCGAGACTCGGATGCGTACGGTGCTCAACCGGCCCACTCTGGAGGTGTGTGACTACCGGAATGTGCGGTTTGATCCCACCTGCATGGGGAATATCGACAAGTGTGGCTTCGCCATCGAGTCGTTCGAGACTTCTCTGTCGGTCCTTCGCAAGGACAAACGGTACAAGAACCTCGACAAGATCCAGATCAGCAACAACTCGGTGCTGAGTCAGCCGGATCACGCTCCTGATGGGGGCGAACACAACTTCAATTTCACGGATGAGCCGCGAAAGAAGTTCGTTGTGCACCAGTACTGGGGTCAGTGGGACATCGAAGGGACCGGGAAGGTCAAGTCTTTCGTCGCAGCCTGGGTCGGTGACACGCTGATCCGCATGGAAGAGACCCCGTTTCCGGACAAAAAGGTGCCGTTCGTGGTCGAACAGTACCTGCCGGTGCGTCGAGCCATCCACGGAGAGCCAGATGGTGCTCTGCTGGAGGACAACCAGCGGGTGATCGGGGCTGTGACCCGAGGAATGATCGACATCATGGGCAAGTCGGCCAACGGCCAGACCGGTATTCGCCGGGACATGCTCGATGTGACCAACCGGAGGAAGTTCGACAAGGGGCAGGACTACGAGTTCAACGCCAACGTCGATCCGAGGCAGGGCATCTTCATGCACACCTACCCGGAAATCCCGAATTCAGCCCAGTTCATGCTGCAGCTGCAGAACTTCGAGGCGGAATCGCTTACGGGTGTGAAGTCATGGAGCCAAGGTGTCTCCGGGGCAACCCTGGGTGACGTGGCAGCAGGTGTTCGTGGTGCTCTGGACGCTGCTTCCAAGCGTGAGCTGGGCATCCTGCGTCGACTGAGCAACGGCATCGTCAAGATCGGTCGCAAGATGATCTCGATGAACTCGGAATTCCTCTCGGATGAGGAAGTGGTGCGGGTCACCAACACCGAATTCATCAAGGTGCGCCGGGATGATCTGGCTGGTCAGTTCGATCTGGAGCTCTCGATCTCCACGGCTGAGGAAGACAACAACAAGGCCGAGCAACTGGCCTTCATGTACCAGACCACGGCACCCAACGGTGACCAGGGCCTGAACAAGATGATCCTGGGTGACATCGCACGTCTCCGAAAGATGCCAGATATGGCCAAGAAGATCGAAAACTACGAGCCGCAGCCTGATCCCATGCAGCAGCGGATTCAGGAACTCCAGATTGCCAAGCTCGAGGCGGAAATCATGGAGATTCAAGCCAAGGCCATGAGCTACCAAGCGAGCGCACAGCTCGCTGGAGCCAAAGTGGGGACCGAAGGTGCCAAGGCTGGGAATCTCCAGTCGGATACCGACAAGAAAAACCTTGATTTTGTGGAGCAAGAGTCGGGTGTTACCCAGGAACGCAACAAGGAACTGCATGGTGAGCAGGCTCGAAGCCAGGCTCAACTGAAACTCCTGGAACATGGCCTTACTCGGGAAGAAAATGCGAAAGATCGGCAACTAGATCTCGTCAAAGAGTATGTGAAATCTCGCAAATCAAAATAGTTGGTATATTACTGGCCTAGAAGTAGGCCAGTATCTATTAACTCCTGACAGCACTGATAGAACACATGACGCAAGACCCGGTTTCGCAACTCGAAGACAGTATCAAGGCATCTCGCCAGTTTGTGGAGATGGACAACGCTCTGGAACGTCTGACATTCAACGCTGACTTCAAGAAAGTCATCGTGGAAGGGTATCTGGAGAAGGAAGCTGTCCGCCTGGTGCATCTGAAGGGCAATGCAGCGATGCAGACCCCGGAGCGCAAGGCTTCCATCCTGGCTCAGATCGATGCCATCGGTGGTTTGCTGCAGTACTTCCAGACGATCAGCCAACAGGCCTCGATGGCCCACAACAACATCGCTTCGTCCGAAGCGATGCTGGAAGAGATGAATGCCGAGGAGCAGCAACGTGGCTGATGCGACCGACAAGACCGTGACCGAACTGGACTACCTGAACATGTCCGATGAGGAGATGCTCAACGCAGCTCCTCCGAGTGAGACGGCACCTGTTGCTGAGGTGACAGAAGAGGTTGCTGCTGCAGACGACGCAGACGAAGCCAAGGAAGAAGAAACCAAAGCGGAAGACGCTGACGAAGCGGACGGCGACAAGCCGGACGCGGAGGATGCGGCTGACGCGGACAAGAGCAAGAAGAAGGTTGCTGAAGAAGCAACGACTGATGCTCCGAAGGAAACGAAAGACGAAGCCCCGAAGGAAGACGCAGCCAAAGAAAAGGCTGCGATCGACTTCGAGGCTGAGTACAAGAAGTTGCTGGCTCCCTTCAAGGCCAATGGCCGGGACATCCAGGTCGACAGTGTCGAGGACGCTGTTGCTCTGATGCAGATGGGAGCCAACTACAACAAGAAGATGGCCGCGCTCAAGCCGAACCTCAAGCTCATGAAGATGCTTGAGAACAACGGCTTCCTGAGCGAGGAAAAAATTGGCTTTCTGATTGACCTGGGTAAGAAAGACCCAGCCGCAATCAACAAGCTGGTGAAGGACAGCGGTCTGGATCCGATGGATCTGGATGCTGAGAAGGCAAGCGCTTACAAGCAGACTGCTTACGCTGTTGACGATCGTGAGATGGAACTGGATACGGTTCTGGATGAGCTCCAAGGCTCTCCTGCGTACACCCGGACCCTCGATGTGGTCAGCAATAAGTGGGACGTTGCAAGCAAGCAAGTCGTGGCTCAGTCGCCTCAACTGCTGAAAGTCATCAATGACCATGTTGCAAGTGGCATCTATGACCTGATCAGTACCGAGATCGAGAAGCAACGAATGCTTGGTCGCTTGAATGGCATGTCTGACATCGAAGCCTACCGGCAAACCGGTGACGCGATCCAGGCTCGAGGCGGCTTCAACCACTTGGTTCAGAACCAGGTGACGAACCGTCCCAAGCCTCTGGAGGTCGTGCAACCGAAAGCCAAGGTGGCCGAGGACGACACGTTGAAAGACAAGAGACGAGCTGCAAGCTCCACGAAAGCTGCTGCACCTTCAACGACTCCTGCGGACTTCAATCCGCTGTCGATGTCGGATGAAGAGTTCAGCAAGCTGGCTACCAAACGGTTCTAAGCAGAACCACATCAAAGGAATCGATATGACCACCAAGTACAACACGGGCGGTACCAGCTCGAGCGTCAACAGCTCGGGCATCATCAACGGCGTGACCCAGATCGGCCAGCTGAGCAACGACTTCTTCTATCAGAAGAAAGCCCTGATCGAAGTCGTCAAGGAGCAGTACTTCGGCCAACTGGCCGATGTGGTCTCGATGCCCAAGAACATGGGCAAGAAGATCAAGCGGTACCTGTATCTCCCGATGCTGGACGACCGCAACCTGAACGACCAAGGCCTGGACGCCAACGGTGCGACCATCCTGACCACGGACTTCTTCGCCAACTTCCCGGCTCAGTGGATCGACCTGGAAGCTGGCTACGCTGCCAAGGTCACGGCCATCAACGCCAACGTCAACACCGCTGCGCGTGGTGCTGAAACGGTCGCTGTGGCTGGTGCTGCTGATTCGGGTGGCACGGGTTACCGTCTCATCACGATGAACAAGACCTCGGTGAAGTACGCGACGGAAGCCGCTGTCACCACCATCGTCGGCTACAACATCGGTGCCGTGAAGCAACAGGGTTCGGGCAACCTGTGGGGTTCTTCGAAGGACATCGGTGCCGTCAGCGGCAAGCTCCCGGCTCTGTCGGAAACCGGTGGCAAGGTCAACAAGGTGGGCTTCAAGCGTAAGGAGCTGGAAGGCACCCTCGCCAAGTTCGGCTTCTTCGACGAGTACACCCAAGAGTCGATGGACTTCGACTCGGACGCTGACCTGGCGATGCACATCAACCGCGAGATGCTTCGTGGTGCCAACGAGATCACGGAAGACGCTCTCCAGGTCGACCTGATCAACTCGGCTGGCACGAACATCTTCTGCGGCGGTGCAACGACCAACCGGGGCATGATCCCCACCAGCGGTGCGACCACGAACTGCGAGGTGGACTACAAGGCGCTGATGCGTCTGTCGATCGCGCTGGACAACAACCGCACTCCGAAGAAGACCACGTACATCACCGGCTCGCGCATGGTGGATACGAAGACGATCCAGTCTGGCCGAGTGCTGTACATCGGCTCGGAGATGCTGCCGACCTTCAAGGCCATGAAGGATCTGCACGGCAACCCGGCGTTCGTCTCGGTCGAGAAGTACGCGGAAGCTGGCAACACCCTCGTTGGTGAAGTCGGTGCGGTGGATGCGTTCCGTCTGGTCGTGGTTCCGGAGATGCTGAAGTGGGCGGGTGCTGGTGCTCTGACCAGTGCAGCTACCACCTGGCCCACGGGTACCACGTCTGCTGCCGACTTCTACACCACGGCGGGTCGATTCGACGTGTTCCCGCTGCTGGTGGTGGGTGACGAGAGCTTCGCAACGATCGGCTTCCAGACCGATGGCAAGACCGTGAAGTTCACGATCATGCACAAGAAGCCTGGCATGGAGACTGCAGACCGGAACGATCCGTACGGCGAGACCGGCTTCATGTCGATCAAGTGGTACTACGCCTTCATGCTGCTGCGTCCGGAGCGCCTGGCTCTCCTGCGTTCGCTGGCCCGCATCTAAGCCAGTGTCGAGTGAGGTAGGGGCTTCGGCCCCTACTTTTTAACCTACAACGAGATGAGCACCATGTCCGAACTGACCCAAGACGAGCTGTCCACCCTGAAGGCCCGAGCTGATTTGCTGGGCGTCCTGTACCACCCTTCCATCGGCGTCGAGAAGCTGAAAGAGAAGCTAAGTGCTGTGATGGGTGACAAGCCCAAGGAGCCGGAAAAGGCTGCTGTCGACGTATTCAAAGAAACCGAAGGCCAGGCTCTGGAGCGCATGCGCAACGAGCAGCTGGTTCTGATCCGAATTCGTCTCGCCTGCATGAACCCCATCAAAGCCGAGTGGCAAGGTGAGCTGTTCACTGTCGGGAACTCCCTCGTGGGTACGGTGACGAAGTTCGTCCCCTTCAACGCTGAGGATGGCTGGCATGTGCCCAAGATCCTCCTGGACTTCATGCAAGACCGCATGTGCCAGATTTTCGTCACGTCCAAGACGAAGAACGGTGTGTCGATCAAGCAAGGCAAGCTCATCAAGGAGTTTGCTATCGAGATCCTTCCTCCGCTGACGCAGGAAGAGCTTCGTGACCTGGCTCAACGTCAGGCCATGGCTGAGACGGACTGATCTCCAGCAACTGAACCAGGTAGACCATGACGACCATCACCACTGATGACCTGACCACGACATTCCCTGACGGGGAGGGGCTTTTTGATGTCCTGATGCGGGCAGTGAAAAGCCACCTCGATGAAGAGTTCAAGCGTGGTGCGATCAAGGGTGCCGAGTACGCCACGGTCTATCTGGGCTCGCTGAATCTGGCGATGCAGACGGGTCTGAACTTCCTGGCTCAGAAGCACAAGATTGGTCTGGAAGCAGACATCCTGACTCAGCAACTGGCTCTGGCCGAGTTGCAGGTTCAGAAGGCCACCGTTGAGCTGGCCATGCTCACGGCCAGTCAAGCCAAGATCCCGGCTGAGATCGCACAGATCGAAGCACAGACCTTGCTGATCGAACAACAGCAAGCGAACCTCACGGCTGAGGCAGCGAACATTCCCAAGCAGGGTCTGCTCATTGATGCCAACAAGGATCAAGCCATCCAGCAGACTGCGGAGTTGATTACTCGAGGTCTGCAGATCGCTGCCCAGACGCTGCTGGTAAACCAGCAGACAGCGAATGCTGTTACCGAGGGTCTGGTCCTGGACGCTCAAAAGGAAAAGCTGCAAGTGGAGCTGGATGTTCTGCTGGAGACCAAGCTGAAGACCGCCCAGGAAACTTCCTTGCTGCTGTGGAAGACGAACACCGAGAAGGCTCAGACGATCGAAGCAGGTACGGACGCGAACAGTGTGGTGGGCAAGCAGAAGGCTTTGTACGGAGCTCAGACCACAGGCTTCACGCGAGACGCAGAACAGAAAGCGGCCAAGCTGCTGATCGACTCTTGGAGCACTCGTCGTGCTACGGACGAAGCCACCGTCGCAGACGGAACCAACAAGTTGGGTGATTCCTTTGTGGGTCAGGCCGTCACCAAGCTGCTTGAGGGTGTCGGTGCTTCTGGCGTGTAATGGGCTTCTTTGGTAGCTCCACGCAAACGGTCGTTGGTACGATCGTCAGTCGGGTCATCTCAGACGAGTTGCTACCGGATTCGGCTCAAACTGGAATTCTGAATTCCCTGTTTCAGGGAACAGACATCAACGAGTCGATTCAAGAAAGCCTGCTGTCAAGCATCAGCATCCAGGCGGATCAGATGTACCGCTATGGGCGGGATCACTACGTACATGGCCTACCTTCAGGCCAGACCATGTCTGCTCTTCAAGGCAGAGATGAAATCACGGATGTGCTCGAGACGCTCGAAGGCGCAACGGTTGAGTTGAACTACTGCAATCTGGGGCCTCCCAACAGTCTGCATATCGCCTGGATACGGTTGATCGAGACGTACGGCTACAACCCGGATACGAACCAACTACCTGTGCTCAGTGCGCTTAGAGGGTACACGGTTTATCTGGAGAACATGGTTCTAGCGGTTCCTTCTGCAGACGTTGCAAGTTATCGCCCAGGTACAGTGGATCAGTGGGGAAATCCCCCCTACACAGGCTACACCCCAAGACGAACTACCTACACCCCGGAAACGGCTGCTGCAGCGCCTGATAACCCGGTGTACACATCGGACGGGATTTCTGTTCCGGAAGTTCAAGTGACCTACATTCACTTGCCACTTCTGGAGTGGGTCGAAGAGAACCTAACGATTACGTTAGGTGGGCTGAATCCGTTGAGTGACTACTACCATGTGAAGTACATCGTTGGTGGGGTGACCAAGTACTGGATGTATGAGGCTGGTGCGGGAACGTATCCCACGATTGATGCTGCCTACCTGGCTGATCCTGGGATCAACGGGACGTACTTGCCTTTCGCCCATTTCCGATTCAACAAAGTCTCGGACATCACCAACCCAACTTCTTCGGCTTACCTCACAAGCAAGAAGCTGGTGAAGTACCTGGGCATTGACTATGACCAGGTAGCAGAGTCGATCGACGAGAACCCCGACATCGCTGATGTCGAGCAGGCTTTCATCATGATGGGTGTTTCAGCAAACACCACGAACCAGCTCGAACTCAAATACCTCTATACGTTCTTCGAGAACATCTGGATCCAAGGGCCGCAGTTCGAATCCCAGGAAGCGGCGGAAATATCCATTGCGTTGTACAACGAACCCAACTTGGCTAGAAGCGTCGTCTTGATTGAAGACGCTCGAGTAAAGATGGCTTTGTCGAACGCAGGCGTCTATCGGTACAACGTCACTGGTGTCATCGGTCCCGTAGGTTCGTACAGCAGTGCGTACTCCACGATCATGGTGGAGCAAGGGTACGTCAACGAGGAGAACCCGATTACGGTCGAAGTGCCTGTCGGGGTTCACACGTACCGAAAGCAGTTGAACGAAACGCAGTACCAAGAGATCCAGGTTGTCGCGCTGATCATGGCGTACGAGATCTTGGACGGCTACTACGAAACCGCTGAAGATGAAGAACCAATTCTTCTGATTCCGATCGATCTCTCACTGGTGGAAGACTACTCATTTAGGGAACGAGAGGTTCTTTTCTCCAGGTCGCTG